CTCCTTGCCTTTCGGCAGATACCTAACTAATGTTTTTATTAATTAGAAGTTGTTTGTTTGTTTTATTATAAATAGCTGGCACTGGGAGAGTTGCCCGAAGGATGACAACCTTTAAACTCCCAGCACCAACTACATCTTTAGCTATTATGCGTAGCTAGCGTCTGCTGTCAAGTAACCCTGACGTTGACGGTTGCTGCAGGTCAACTGACCATAGGCCAACACGAGGGCGTAACGGGCGTCAACGCCTGCTACAGTTCCGTTCATGAAGTCTGTGGTGGTGAACCAGTAACCATTCAAGCCGGTGAGCTTGAGGTACTTCGTATTAAGGAAGTACATCGGCGCATCGGATGTGTCAACTGCCAATTCAAGGTCAAACACAATTGGTGTCTGCTTGAACATCAAGTTCTGGAAACCAGCATTTGCCTTAGCAACGTCTTGGTAACGAACGTTATTGGTTAACAGTGACTCATACTTCTCGAACAAGCTGGTGTTCGTGACGATAAGGTCAGGAACATCAGAGCCCTTTGAAGCACGGTTGTATACGTCAGCCATGTTCTGAAGTGCAAGTGTTGCACCCATCGTGGTTCCCTGTGTTGGGTTCCACCACTTGGTTCCATCTGGTGATACGTTGGTGTTAGCATCAATGCCACCGACTACGTTGTTCTGGGTAGCAACTATGTTACCAAGACCATTGAAGTCGCTTCCAGATGCTGCTGAACCATAAAGCTGCTCGTTAAGAGTTGACTTAAGCGACATTTCAGCTTGCATGATTTTAGCATTCAACAGTTTGATGATTGCCTCGGTGCCACGGTTCTTTGCTTCTTCAATACCGCTGATTGCGATAGAAGCAGCCATCTGCTTCCAGTCGTACTCAGCAGCAGTGATGCCTTCCTGTGGGGTAAGGTCAATTGCATCGTAGCCTTGGTAGGTTGCAACAGTATCGTTTACTGCATACATCAATGGTTCTATGATTTGGGTGCCGCCCTCTTCAACACGGACACGTCCGCGCTCATTAAGGTGGTTAAGAAGGACAAGGTCCTTGAAAATGTTATCAACCAGCGTTGGCTGGTAGTTTTGCAACGTAGTTGATAACAGTGAATTAAAGTCGGGATTACCGGCCATTTTATTTCTCCTGTTTGTTTAGATGTTGAGTGTCTTCTTGGCCTGTTCAAAGGCTTCAAAGACTGACGTTGGTTTAGCAGCTTTTGGTACGGCTGAGTTTTTGTTGGCAGAGCCACCAGAAACCACTGATGCTGAACGTTTTGCTTCAACTCTAGATTGTTCTTGTGCTAGTTTCTTTTCGGCCTCGGAGGCTTTAGAATAAACTTTATCAAAGGCAATCTGTTTAAAAACTGCCTCTAAATCAGTCGAACCTGTTGCTAGAGCTTTAGCTACGATTTCATCAGCGTTAAAGTCGTCACCATATTTGCTTTGCAAAGAATCAATAGTTCTAGTCAATTCATCCATAGCCTTCTGTTGTTCAAAGGCTGCGATGCGTTGTTCTAACTGTCGAAATTGTTGTTCGGCTGGGTCTAACCACTCTTCCTCTTGGATTGGAGTATTTATTCCGTATTGCTGTTGCAACAATTGCAAGGTGGCAGCTGGGTCATTTTGCAGAGCTTCTGCTAATGCACTAGCGTACTGTACTTGCTTTCTTTGTTCGCTAAGTTCCTGAGTCTTGCGGGTATAATCCGCTTGACGCTGGTACCCAGCTAGAGCCTCCTTAACCGGAACCGATACCTCTTCGCCATCCACTTGGAGTTTGACGTATTTATCGCCAACCTCTGTGTAGTCAAAGAAATCTAATTCTTGTTCTGGAGTTTCTGCTACGACCTCTGTCACTTCATCGACTTGTCCGTTTGCGGCGGGGTCAACTACGTTTTCAGGGTTAGCATTATTATTATTAATATTATCTGTCATTGATGGAGTCCTATCCTTCGTTGGTTATTCCTATTTTAGGCATTAAGCCTACACTATAGATATTTTCTTTACCTATTGTTATTGTCCACCCAATAATGCTTGTAGCAATTCAGGTGGCAATTCTTGTGTTGGTGGAGCAGCAGCTTCAGGTGGCAAACCTTGTCCACCTAATAATGCGGCTAATAATTCTGGTGGTAAACCAGCTAATTCAGGTGGTATACCTTGTCCACCTTGTTCTGATTGCATTGCTGCCATTTGGTCTGGGGCCATACCTGGTGGTAAACCCTGTCCTTCTAAAGCAGCTTGGTCAGGTGACATTGGCATGCCTTCTGGTGCTGGTGGTTGTGGAGCTTGTTGCAGGAATGAACCTGGGTCCTTTACTCCAAACCCTTGAGCTAATACATATTCAGCTAGCTTAGACAAGTTAACAAGTCCAGCAGCAGCAAATGGTTGCATTGCCGAAACAATCTGCAAAGCCATATCTCTACGGAAAGCTTCGTTGCGTGGAGCAGTTGAACCTGCCTCAACATTAAAGTCAAACTCACCAGAGATATAATCTTTATCAAATGTTAACCATACAGGTGCAGCTTCAGTTCCTACTATTCTTACAGTCTGCTCTCCAGTCATAAACTGTTGGGCTAGCATTATAAGATTAGAAGCACATTGGGCTATAGCATTTTCAATAGCCACAAGCTTTTCAGATACTCTAGCGTTACCAGCTTCAGCAATAATTGATGCTTCGCGGGCGGTACGAGTAGTCTCTGGGATAGAACCACGCTGGTATTCAGATACACCAGATACACGGTCAATGTCATTTTGAATTAAAGTTGACTGATTATAAAATTCAGGTGGGTTAATTAACGCCGGCATTGGGACAACAACGTTATTTAAGTTTTCGCCAGATTTAACTGGAACGATAACGTTATCTTCATCTGATGCCAAAGCCTGACGACCATCGTCATCAAATGCTGATTCCTGGAACAACCACTTGCGGCTGTAACGCTTTCTGTGCAACATCATTTGTGTACGAGTTTCGTTTAATTCGTACTGCAATGGTTCAATTGCTTCTAGTTCACCCATTGGATAAAAGAATCCAGGGATTTCATAGTTGCGCAACATAAAGAATGGATGACCAAATACGTATGGCATCTTTACTGGTTTAATTAAAAACTTATCTCCACCTGAGCTAGAGAATACACACATCTCACCAGTATCAATATTATAATATTCAAATATATCGCAATAAGCTTCATCTGGATTAGAACCAGCTGCATTTTGCGTTGTCATGTTTCCATTATTAACATTTCCATATTTCTGATAAGAAGATGGACTTAATTCTTTTCTTGCGGCGGCATCATAACGTTTGTCAATCTTTGCATCTTTTAAAGGACGACGAGTACGTTGTGCAATCCAACGCATATCATTCATGCATGTTGCATCTGGGTCAACAAACATTTCAAATGGGTCAACACGTTCTAAGAATGGTCTATCTTCTCTAATGATTGTTTCAGATTCAACATCATCACTAGTTTCTGGGCCGGCAGCTTCATCAGCTGAATATTCAATATCATTAAGCTTTGCTTCTTCAACAAAACGATAACCAGTCTTAACCCAACCATGACCAATAATTAAATAGTCTTTTACTGCGCGTTGGAACTCTGGTTGACAACCATAATGCTGCCACCAATAGTTAATAATAGATTCAGTTATAATTGCTTTATCATCATCTTCTGGTCTACGCGGATTAACATTAATCTTTGGACGACCAATAGAAACAGCTGGTGCCAAAGTATTAATAGTTGAAAATGAAATGTTTACAAGAAGTCTATCGCTAGTTGAATAGCCACGATATTGTTTACCGCGATAAAGGTTAATAAGCCTTTGCCAGAGTTGGTCATAGTTTTCACCTTGGCGCCATCTGCTAGAGTAATCTATATTTTTTCTATAGCTTGATAATTTATCATAATTACTTTGTCTTGCCATTATTTTCTCTTCCCTTTAACCAATCCTTCGCCAATGGCCGCTAATCGACAAAGGCCATTTGCTTCTGCTTGCTGCACAATAATATGGCAACCTTTCATTTCTGGACACCAGAAAGCACAGTTAGAACACTTAACACCAATCTTAGCATTTACGTTTTGAGAAGCTGGAACGTAACCAACCCAAATACCATTGTTATCATTATCAGCAAGTTTACCATACTCTTCAACTATATCGAAAAAAGATTCAACGTAGTCAGCTTCTGCAGGTGCAAGTTTGATAATAGGATTAGTTACACCTTTTGGTAACTCTTCACCCTCTTCTTCTTCTTTATATTCTTCTTTGCCGGCACCAAACTTAATTGCAATTTCAAATGCCTGTCCAACTGGTGAATCTTTTTCTCTCATTAGCAATCCCACTTCTTTAATGCCAACGCTTTGCGTGTTGGACGACCTTTACTATCTTTCATCGGACCTGGCATACCGCCCATCCTAGCGCAAAATGATTTTCTTCTTGCTGCAGCTTTTGGTGACTTAGCTGCCTGCTTAGCAGATACTGGTGGTTTTAGATTCATGCCTTCTGCTTTTGCAGATGCGCGACCTTTAGCATTTAATCCACCTTTAGGATTCTTTCCTTCTTTACGCTGCCATGCAGGAGTCTTAGCCATTATTTACCTTTAGCTGCTCTCATGTTGTCAATTAAATTTGGATAAGGGCGTCCTGCTTTTTTAGCTGCAGCTTTTGCTGATGCCTTTTGTGCTGGAGTAAGTTTCTTAGGTTTACCTAATGACTTAGGACGCGCCTTTTCCCAAACTGGTTTACTTTTTTTTGCCGCCATTTTTCTTCTTCTTTCTAGGAATATAGTTCTTAGTTGTAGTTGAAGGAAGTGCAGGATACTTTGGATTAGCGGCCACCAGTGCCCTTATAACCACGCTGCTCCATAGCTTCGTAAGCTTCCATCTTCTTCATTGATGGAGCTTTGCTTTTTTTAGCAACTTTCTTAGCAACTTTTTTAGCTGTAGTCTTTTTCTTCATCATATTTTTTTTCTTCTTTCTTGTGTTAGTAAATTATTTAGCCGCTGCGTATAAACCAAGATAAACTGTAACTGTACCTACTACAGAAACAAAAGTTGATGGGTCTGCAAAATATACACCAAACTCTGATAATCCAGCAATGCTGCCTCTAAAGTTTTTAACAAACAATGATGGAGTTGCACCAGATACACTTTCTACCTGAGACACTAAAGAAGCATCTTCTGCGTCATTGAGTGACCAAAGAGCTGGTGATTCCTCGTTAGCTCCTGCACCACCCCAGAATGAAATTTTTCCAATAAAGCCAGCAGGTGCCACAATGGTTACTGCTATTGTGTCATAACCAGCACAGCCGGTTGGAAACCAGTCAGCTGGAAAGTTG